GAGTTTTTCTTAAGGTCTGTTGTGCTTATAAATAATGCTGTTGCCATTAGTTTCTAAATTTCATTTTGTTCCAATACTCTGCTGTATAGCCCTTATACTTCATATCCTTTGGTGCAACTGGTACTTCTTGTGCATTAGCCTCTGGCTTAAAACCTCTTTTCCTTGCCTCTGTTGTACTTATAGCATCGCCTAACCCTTTAGCACCATCTTTGCGTACATAAGTCTTTCTGAACCATTTATGGCTACATCTCGCACCACCTTTGTAAAGCCATATAGAGTAAGTATCGCTACCGCCTTTTCCAAACCCAGCATTAACCGCTTTGTTTTCCATAGCTACTATGTCCTCTTTTCTGTAAACCTTTTTAGCACTTACCATTTTAGAACAAAACTGTCTTGATGTTGCTTTTGTTCTTGCTGGTGCATACATATATCTTACAAGAAATTCATTGCCTTCTTCTTTTGTTTGTTTACTTGTGCCATCTTGCTCACTCTCTTTATAAGGCTTTGCGCTACCAGTACTTACAAACTCCCAAATCTTTGATAGTAAACTTTTGTCTTTAGGTTTGTTAAGGTCTGTAATTACCTCATCTAACCCTTGTTCTTCATCATAGTTTACTTCTCTTTCGTCTATTACTTCAAACTCCTCTAATAGTTCTGCTTCGTCTTGCCCTAAATCTATAAGTGCATCCGCTATATCGCTACCTAATTCGTCTGGTAATTCTGCGCTTAACTTTACACCAGTTTCTTCTTCTTTAGTTTCTTCATCCTCTACGTTTTCAAGGTCTGTAAATTCTAAAGGCTGTAAGGTCTTAAAGTATAGTTTTAAGCTAATATTATTGTAAGCTAATATACTATCAAAGGCATCAATTAAAAGTGTCTGAAATGGTCTAATAACGGTGTTATCCATTAGTATAGATGCAGTCTTTAACTCGTCTGCGTTATTACCTAAACCGCTACTGTCTTTAATACCCAATAACATAGGGCTTACAATTCTATGTGCTACCATTATTTTTTTACCACTCTCATCTGAAAGGAATTGGTATTGGTTATGCGCATCACTTAATTGTATTGGCTCTATTGTAGCTGCACTCTCTGGGTTGTCGTTAAACGCTAATATAAATTTACCAGCATTGCTACTACCGCTAAACTTTTGATATATTCTATTCTCAAGCATTTGACGTTCCTCTGCATTTGGAGTACCGTTGTTAAAGTTAATTAACATACTTGGCGCAAGTCCATTAAGGATGTTGTTTAAATGGTAGTTAGATATTTCTTCTTCTAACTCTGCATACTGTAAACCACCTTGATAGTCTGGGCTTGAATAATATTTATATCCAGCTCTGTAAGGCTTAACATATACAATCTCTATGTTTTCTGTTGAATAACCAAAAGCTGGTATGCGTGTGCAATCGTCTGCTTTTTTTACTTTACTCCAATCATCAGAATAGTAGTAAGCCTCTATCTCGCCTTTGTCGTTGCATTTTTCTGCTCTTAAGTTCTCAACTGGAATATGCTCTACTTGTGCCACAGTCTTGCGGTCTTTTGAGTATATAACTTGCATAGAACATTGACCCATTAATTTAAGGTCATAGCATAACTTACGCACACAATCCTTGTGAAACAAAGACATCATTTTAGCGTATGCTTCTGGCTTCTTGTTGCTGTTTAAAGCATCTAAACCTTTGCCATATATCATTTCGCTAACTCCGTTAATAATAGCGTTGTTTGTTGGGCTACCATTGTAACGGTCTATTAGGTATGCGAAGTAATTGTTGTCTGCGCCATAGCTAACCCATTCCTTATTGCTTTTCTCTACAATTTGTGGGCTTGTGTAGGTGCTTAAATTTACTACTCTTAAATCGTTCATAATATAATGTAATCGTTATCAAAACTATCTTCTTGTACATACTCATCTTTGTTAATAGAGTAGTAGTCGTTAGTAGTTTGGTTTATTGTTTGGTCTGTGCAAAATACTTTGTCTTTGTATATTACTGCAGTTCCGTTCTTAACTTCTAATATGTAAAAATCGCCTTCTGTTAGCGTTCCAAAAACCGCATCAAAACTCATATAATTACCATCAGTTGATGCAGTAGGAGTTAAGTTTACGTTTGTACCAGTACTTTCGCTTGTAAGATTTACTGTTATACCACCATTAATATAATGTCTTGGTATTATCTTAAAGGTCTTATTTCCGTTTGTGCCTATTAGCTTCATATTAATATATAAACAAAACTAATTTATTTTGTATTGTAAGGCATAAAAAAAGGGCTATCCGTTAAGACAACCCTAAATTTAAAACCCTAATTGTGATTATGCAGTTGGGTCGATTTGTGAAGCAGAAGCATCAGCAGTAATTACTGACCCAGTCACAAAGTAAGGCGGTGCAGTTTCTTGCGCTACCGCTGTGATTGTGTATCCAGTTAAATCTCCCATAGCAGCACCAGTTACAATAGTACCACCATTAACATCAGCACCGTGTTCTAATCCCATAACGAAATAGTTTCCGTTGTAGTCCTCTATTGCAATGTGTGGTCTTGCGTGTGCAATTAGTTTAAGTTCCTCTTGTGTCGCTTTGTCTTGAAATGTAAGTGTAAGGTTAAGTGTACTCTCATAGAAAGTTGTACCATTCTCACGAGAAGAATTGATAGCAGTTTCTAAAGATGAGTTACCCTTAACATCAAACTGAAACCAAGTTGGAGAACCGCTTAACGCTGTAATCTCTCCAGAAGCTATTGTGGCATCTCCTAAAGTACCAAAGTCAGCAAAGTAAATAGTTTTAATACCACCTACTGCGCTTTTGCAAGGCACTTTTCTACCAGTTGTTAATGAACAAGCCATATTTTTTAAGTTTTTTTAAATAAAAAAGGGTAGGGTAAATTTCCCCACCCCTTTCTACGTTGATTAATTAATTATTATACAGTTCTGTAAACGATGTCAGATACTTGAGCGTATTGTACGCCAGCAGTAAATCTCATCACTACACGAACATTCTGGCTTCCGTCTGTTTCAGCCATATCAATAACTCTTACTTCGTTAAGGTCACTTAAGATACCAGTACCGAAGAAAAGGTTAGACTTTTCAGCAGCAATAATCATATCGTCAGCAGCACCTCTACAAGGAATTACTGGGATACCATCAAAGAATAAAGACCCTAAAGATTGGTTGTTTCCTTTGTTCTCATAACCAGCAGCACCTTGTCCACCAGATTGGAAACCACCTAAAGCACGAGTATAAGCACGCACTACGTTAGAAGCAGCATAAATAGCTAAATCTTCACTTCCGTAAACAGCAGTTGGGATAGCATCTACAACAGTACCTAATTCATCCACTACGTTTGCAGCAGTTACGGCAGTACCTACGATGTCTTGTCCAGCTGGCAAATCTCCATCAGCAGCTAACAATGTAGCAAATCCGTCGAATTGTCCAGAAGTTGCAGTTGAACCACTCCAAATGTTTTTCTCTGTGCGGTCAGCTACTTTAGAAGCAACGTGAGCCAATACAAAATCAGAAAAGTTAGATGGTAGGTTGTCAAATGCAGAATATCCCATTTGTGCAGCTTCCCAATCATCGTGTAGGTCTTTTTTACAGATGTCAAGGTTTACTTGGAATTCTTCTGGCTGTAGGATTTTCTCTGTAAGAGTTAAAGTCCCTTGTCCAGTTTGAAAGTCGCAAGTAGCGTCTTTTACGATGTCGTCAGTTGAAGCCTTTTTGATTACAGACTTAAACTTAACGTTAGGCATAATTGTTACATTGCCTTTGTCTAATGTGTCAGCAGATAATAAAGCAGCAGCGATATACTTGCCACTAAATTCGCCCGCGTAAGTTGATGTAATTGATACACTCATTTTATTTAGTTTTTAGTTGTTTATTAATTATTAAATTTTGCCATTACTCTATCTAATGTACTCATTCTTCTGTTTTGTGAGATACTGAATTTAGATAGGTTTTCTTTTACCTCTGGATTAGCTTTGATTGGCTCGGCTGCTGGCTCGTTCAGTTCTGCTTGTACTTCTTCTGGTACTTCGCTTAACTCTACTTTTTCGTGCTTGCATAGTTCCTCTGTTACAAGGTTTCCTAACTCATCTGCGCTTAAGTCCTCTTTAGGCTCTAACATTGCTTTGATTTCCTCAATCATTGATTTAACCTCTGCAAGTTCTTCTTTAGTAGCATAGCCCATTTCTTTTTTTTCTTCTTCTTTAGCCTCAACTTCTTCAACTTCTTCAGTTGTTTCTTCTTCGGCTTCTTCTGTTTTGATTTCTGCAATCAAACCTTCTTCGGCTACTACTAAAATACGTCCGTCCTCTAATTGGTATTCGCCAACTGGTACAGCTACTTTCTCATCTTCGGTAACAATAAATATTTCGTTACCAGCTTCAAACGCTTCTGCTTCTAAAACAGTACCGTTCTCTAACGCTTGTTGTTCCAACTTAACTTCTTCGGATAAGTTTAAAACATCTTTGATTTTACTAATCATATCGTTCGTGTTCATATTAATATATAAGTGTTAAAAATTAATTTTGCATTTTTAGGCTTTCTTTTGAATAATAAACCACTCTGTGCCATCACTCCAAATCTTTATACCTTCATAAGCCTTGTTAATCTCGTAGTAGTTTGTACTGCCATCTAAATTTTGACCAGTAGCTGGTGTAAGATAAATTCTTGTATTTGTGCTAAACGTACTATCGCTAATAAATCTCATTGCTCTATTTGTATTATTTGCAGATGTGCAATCTGGTAAAGTCATTGTCATATTACCAGCACCACCAGACCAAGTTAGTTTTATTATTTCAGAATTGTGAAATGTAGTATCGTCTAAATCAACATTATTAGTAGCACTTACTGTTATGCTTGTAGGTGCTAAATAGTTTACTATTTCTTTTTGTAAATTAGAGAATACTATTTTTTTTGTTTCTCCACTATCCACTACTACAAACTCATCATTATTAGCAAGGTCTGTAATAGCATTTAATTGTGATATTTTCTTATCTGACATTATAAAATAATTTTACTGTTATTCTCTTGTAATAAAAAACTTGTGTTTTCTTGTAACAAGTAATTAAATTGCTTTGTTGTACTACCAATCCCTTGCGCTCTTAAACTACCATCACAGCACTTTATAGAGTAGGTATTATCCTTGCATAAACACGCTCTGCGCCCACCCTTTGGACTTGTTCTACTTGGTGTAAAGAATTTTTTAAATCTTCTCATTTAATTGGTATACAGTTAGGCACTAATTTACCATTTTTCATTTTCATTCCATACTGCTCATATCCATCAGTACAAGGTGCTTTAAGGTCTATTAAGTCTAACTCTTTTAATTTGCTTAATGCCCAACGCTTGCCAGCTTTACCACCCCATAATAAATATGAAATAGTTCCGCAAGCCTTTGTATCGCTCTCGTCATAGTATTCCTCTGCTCTTGACAAATAAGAATACATACGCTTAATAGTTTCTACGCTTATCGGTCTGCCAGCAGAGAGGGTTGCTGCACGAATTTTGCCCACTTCAGTTGCGCACTTATTGTTTACTTTTTTATTTAAGTCTATGCCTCGCTTTGCATTGTTCTTTACTGCATCTGGATAGTCTGTATAGCTTTCAAGTATCATCTTCTTACCACCCTTAACACGCTTGTCGCTTTTTATTATGGCTCGTATCTCACTTAATAAATACTCTGCTTCAGCTTCTTCAATAGCTGCTAACTCTTTTTGCTTTTGCTCATCAGTCATAAAGTCCCCAAGAGTTTGGTCTTTAGGTCTTTCCATTTTATCAGCAAAGTAACCTTCTATACTAAACCCTTTTACCTTACCAGTCTTTACAAACTCGTTCCAAATCTCATCGTTGTTTACTTTAACCGCACCGACCCAAGTTCCTAATGGCAAATCCATACCATACTTTACACTCTTGTCGTGTACCTTATCCTCTACTATCCAACTTTCAACTAATGATAGTCCGTTTATTTGGTATTGGTGTTCTAATGTACTGTTGTTTTGTTTGCCTTGCATTAAGTACATTTGCGAAGCTTTTAAGACAGTATCTTTTGAGAAATATATATAATACTCATCTTCTCCGTTTCTTCTGTATATGGGCTTATTTGGAATAAGTAACGCACCCATTAAAATGCGCTTTTCCTTGTCTACCTCTGCAAGTTTAAATTCTTGTGATTTAAGGGCAATAAAATCTTCTTCTATTGCTGGGTTTTCCACTACGCTAATAGCTTCTATACCTATTTCTTGTTCTTCGTCTAAAATTAGTTCTACTATCCGCATACTATTATATAATGTTTTTAATTATTTTTTGTATTTAGCTTCCAATCGTTGCACCCTCTACAATGTTGTTTTCCAAACTCTGTGCTGTTGTAATATCATTAGCTACTACATACGCTTGTACTGGCTGTTGTGTTTGTCCTCCTACTGCTTGTGCTAATTGGCTTGTTTCTGTTGCGCCTACTATGTTGAATGATGGCGGAGTTGAACCACCACCAGCAGCACCACCACCTCCACCAGTTGCAGAGCCACCAGCTTTTAAAGCTGACAAACCTTTTGCAGTAGCAGCAACAGATGATGCAATACCAGTAATCATTCTAATATTATTGGCTAATATTAAAGGTGGTGCAGCTAAACCAGCTTCGGCAGTAATCCTTGCGTTTGCAGCGTTTGTATTAATAATGTTTTTAGCTATCCCCACAGCATTACTTGCAATAAGAGTTGCTGCTTGAAGTTTTTTATTTTTCTTGTCAAAAGAAGCTAATATACTAAAGCCAGCAGTGGCTGCATCAAGTGATGCATTTTTAATATCAAGCTCGGCATCTTGTACCGCTTTATCTTCTAAAATCTTTCTTTCATTTCTTTCTTTTTCTTCTT